CTAACATTGCTTCCGGGTTCGAATATTATGTTAAGCGAAACGAAATCAACGTTCGATCAAAGTTACTGTGTAGAAACGATCAGGAGATCGATTGATTCGCGGCGCGGATTTACGCAGTCTGTTCGCGCGTACGCTGTGTCTTGAGGAGGTCTATTGGATCAGTTTTGGAACGCCGTCAAAGCGCGCGCCGGTGGAATGGACGGGCTGGCAGGCGTTGCGCGGTTTGGGTTGGTTTCCAGCTTTGATCCATCCGCCTATGCCGCGCGCGTGATGTTGCAGCCCGAAAACGTGCTGAGTGGGTGGTTACCGATCTTGTCCGCCTGGGTGGGGGCGGGGTGGGGGCTTGCAGCACCGCTTACCCCAGGGGACCAGGTTCTGGTTCTGGCGCAGGAAGGGCATTCGGAACAAGGCGTGATCGTCGGGTGTGTTTGGTCGGCAGTCGACCCGCCGATGCCGGCGCCTGCTGGGGAGCTGTGGCTGCGGCATCAATCGGGGAGCTTTTTAAAGTTGCTGAATAATGGGACGATTTCGCTACAGGCCGGCACTGTGAATGTTAACGGAAACCTGGTTGTTACGGGCGATATTTCCGACCTGAATGGAGCGCATGGGACGATGGCGGCTCTTCGTGACGCACATGACAGCCATACGCATGCCGATCCGCAAGGAGGGCAGACAGGGTTGCCTTCGGAGACCGTGTGATGGCCGATCTTTCGCTCACATTTGGAGGGGATTTGAGTTTGGGACCGACGGGAGACCTTGCTGTCGCAGACGGAACCCTGCTCACCCAGCAGCGTGTTTTGCGGCGACTTCTGACGAATCCGACGGGCTATATCTGGCAACTGCCGTATGGCGCAGGCTTGGCGCAATTTGTCGGCCGGCCAGGGGCGCCGGCGGCTATCCGGGCGGTGGCAAGATCGCAACTTCTCCAGGAGGCTGCGGTCGCCAGCTCGCCAGCGCCTTCGATATCCGCGAATGCTGAAAATGATGGGACTGTGACCTTATCCATCCTTTACACGGATGCGGCAGCGCAAGAGACCATTACCTTGTCGTTCTCGGTGTAAGACATGCATTTATCGCTTCAGAATTTCACGAATCTTGTCGAGGGCATGGCGGCAGCCGTGCAGGGTGCTGCCACTAGTTTGCTTGATCTCACCGTGGGGTCGGTTCTGAGGGCGATTCTTGAGGCCAACGCGTCTTTGGCGCTTTGGCTGCAATGGCTGATCGTTCAGGTGCTCGCGACGACGAGACTGGCCACGAGCACCGGGTCAGACTGCGACAGTTTTGGCGCTGACTTTGGATTTTTGAGGCTTCCGGCTGTTGCGGCGACCGGAAACGTCACATTTTCGAGGTTCTCCCCTAGTGTTGCGGCGTTTATTCCTGTCGGCACGAATTTGTCGACGTCTGATAATTCACAAGGTTTTGCGGTCATCGCGAATACGGCAAACCCTGTCTTCAATGCGGCGCTTTCAGGATATAATCTGGCTGCTGGCATTGCGAGTTTGACTGTGCCTGCTGCAGCGACGACCGCTGGTACAGCGGGCAATGTGCAACCCGATAGTATTTCGGTTGTCGCCTCGGCGATTGCAGGTGTCGATACGGTGACTAACGCTCAGGCGTTTGCCGGCGGGGTCAATGCGGAGAGCGATGCCGCGTTCCGCGCGCGGTTTGGCAACTATTTGGCGGGTCTTTCAAAGGCGACCAACGCGGCGATCGGGTCGGCGATCGAAGGCATCCAGCAGGGCCTGAGCTATGTTATCAATGAAAACATCAATCAAATGGGCGCCGCGCAAATGGGGCATTTTGTGGTCACCGTTGATGATGGATCGGGTGCACCGCCGGCCGCTCTTGTTGCAAGCGTGCAGCAAATTGTTGGAGCAATAAGGCCCGTGGGGAGTAGCTTTGCGGTTCAGGGGCCGGTTGTGTTGCAGGCCGACGTTTCGATGACTCTGACGAGTCAAGCCGGTGTGTCGCACCAAATCGTGGTCGCCACCGTGGCGGGTGCGGTTGAAGATTACATCGATGGATTAAGTGTTGGTGCAACGCTCAACTATACCAGGTTGGCGCAGTTGGCTTATGATGCGTCGAGTGCGGTGACCAACGTCTCGGCGGTGTTGCTGAATGGTGGAACGAGTGATCTGGTGCCGCCGCTGTTTGGCGCCGTGAGACCGGGAACGGTCACGGTTTCCTGAGATGGTCGGTGACATCGATGATATGCTTGGCAGGCTAAAATCCGTTTTGCCAGCGCGCTGGTTTGGCGATACGACACCGGTTCTAGATGGGTTGCTCACCGGCCTGGCGGCAGCCTGGAATGGATTGTACGGGCTACTGCAAAACGTGGGGGCGCAAGCCCGAATCGCGACCGCATCCGGGATTTTTCTCGATATGGCTTCGTCTGATTATTTTGGTGCGGCTCTGCCCCGCGCCGTCGGCGAGAGCGATGCCGCGTTCAGTTTGCGTATTCGTGCCAATCTGTTGGCGCCGCGGGCGACGCGTGTGGCCCTGGTGACGGCGCTCACAACTTTGACCGGACGGAACCCGGTGATTTTTGAGCCGCTGAATGCCTCTGATACAGGTGGATACTGCACGGGCACACTTGGCTACGGCGTGGCTGGGGGATATGGCTGCACGTCGCTGCCATTTCAGTTTTTTGTCACCGGATATAGGCCCAACGCGACGCCAGTGAGCAATGCCGGTGGTTATGGCGTGGGACCTGGCGGCTATAACACGGCACCGATGTTTTATTCCAGTCTGGAAAACGCTTCCGGCGCCGTCACCGACGCTGATATTTACGCCGTGGCCGCAGCTGTGGTGCCAACGGCGAGCATTGCTTGGATGAATCTCTCCAACTGAGGATCACGCATGGACCGCAATATTGTCTATCCGGGCAGCATTCCGCTCGATACGGATATTTTGAATCTCAACCGCAACGCTATGACAGCTGTTGGCGCGCTGACTGCAGCTGTTCTGGGCAGTAACGTCGTCGTGGATGGACTGGCCTGTTCGCCGACCTCGCCCGCGTCTCTCACCGTCAATGTGAGCCCAGGTAGTATAACCTATTTCACGTCGGTCGATTCGAGCGCCTATGGTTCGCTTGCGGCTGATACTTCGGATCAATTGGTACAAACGGGTATTAACCTTCAGTCAGCGAGCTTTACGCTAACACCGCCATTCTCTCTTGGTCAGTCTATTAACTATTTACTCGAGGCGGCGTTTTCCGAGGTGGACACCGATCCGGTGGTGCTGCCTTATGTGAATGCGGCGAATCCGTCGCAGCCTTATTCGGGTCCGGGCAATTCTGGAACGCCACAGAATACGCAGCGCATTCAGCGTGTACAGTTGCAACTGAAGGCCGGGGTCCCGGCTGGAACGGGAACCCAGCTGACGCCGGCTGTGGATGCGGGATGGGTTGGACTGTATGCGATTACAGTCAATTATGGCCAGACCGAGGTACACGGCGCAGCGATTTCAATTTTGCCCGGCGCACCATTTGTGAATTACAAATTGCCAGCATTGCGCCCTGGATTCTCGACGGTTCAGGTCTTTAACGCATCAGGCAGTTTTGTGGTGCCGAATGGGGTGACCGCCGTGCGGGTGACGGCCATTGGTGGTGGCGGTGGCGCAGGGTATCACAGCACCCTGCCTGGTGGCGGCGGCGGTGCGGGTGGCATGGCGATCGGTGTCGTTGAAGGCTTGACTCCGGGCATGATTATTCCAGTCACGGTTGGTGCTGGTGGGGCCGGCCTGCCCTCGCCAGCTAACGGCAATAATGGCGCGACGTCGAGTTTCAGCACATTTCTATCTGGTACTGGCGGCTATGGCGGCGGCGGCGGCACGGCGGCGGCCTTTGCATTAGCGGGCGGCGCTGGCGGGATTGGTATTGGCGGTCAGTATAATTTTGGCGGCTCGATGGGCAGCGATTCGATTGCCATTGCTTGCCGAGGCGGCGATGGGGGCGGCCCTGGCCAGGGCAAAGGGTCCAGTGGGCCCCAGCAGGGCTTTACGGCTGTCGGCTATGGCGGCGGCGGCGGCGGCGGCGGTACGTCGACGGGGAGTAATCCGGTTGGGTATGCAGGGGGTGCCGGCGCCGTGGGCATTGTCATCGTTGAATACTGAGAGGCTGGGCCCATGAGCACCCCCGCAAATCACACCTGGCGGCCGTCTAATGCGCGGTATGTGCAAATTGACGGATTTGTGCCGACGCCGCGTGGTCCACAGATTCCGCCGCCGACGGCTTTGGTTTGGCCGGAGAAGGACCCTGGCGATACCTTGGATTACGTCTTTGATATTACGCCAGCGCTCTCGGCGAACCCTGGGGATACAATTTCAACATTGGATGTTGGAATCAATCCGGCCAATCCTGGCGATCTCACGCTTGTTTCCGCTACGGCGGATGGTGCGTGGGCCGTGCTTTGGCTCTCTGAGGGGCAACCGCTGACGACTTATACGGTAACCGTGACGATTACCACGACGGGGGGTCGGACATTGGCGCGTAGCATTTCGCTGCCATGCGTCTCGCTGGCATCGGTGCCAGCTCCGCAATTTGCTCTCACGACGCCGGGCGGGCAGGCGTTGACTGACCCCACCGGAACGCCACTGACCACCATCTGAAGGACCTAACATGCCAACAATCGGACAATTGCCGCTGGCGAATTCGGTTTCGGATTCCGATTTGCTGCCGATCTTCCAAAATGATCAGACGCTGGCGGCGACGCGCGCGCAAATTCTTTCGGGCGTGCAGCTTGCCATCACCGTGCCGCAAAACACGCTGCTGGCTGGTGTGAATCCGGGAATTAGCGCGCCGGTGCCGGTGAACATTGGCGCCAACCTGACGCTGACCGGAACCACACTTTCAGCTAACGCGACGCCATTCAGTATCCCGAGCCTACCGACCGGGAACACGCCGGCGACTTTTGACCTGGTGCCGATTGGCCAGGGCGGCAGCAATGTGAGCGTAAGTTATGCCAACTTTATGGTGGGTATCGGTGGCGTTCCGGGCCTGCCCGGCGGCGGGTTAACGGCTAAGGCCATCGAGGGTACGGCGACCAGAACAATCTCGGCGCTGGCCATGAATGCGGTTTCAATCGAAGATTTTGGCGCGATCGGCAACGGAACGACCGATGATAGCGGGGCCTTGTTAGCCGCGATCGCTTCGGGCAACCCGGTTCGGCTTGGTCCGAATACGTATGCCATTGTCGGAGAGTGTGATATTTCGGCATCGGAGTGCACGCTGCTTGGTGTGCCAGGGCAGACCGTTTTGACGCGGCCGTCCCAATCCAAATCGGGGACGTCCAGTCCGGCAGCGTGGATGAGTTTTTCAAGCTCCACGGTGTTCATCGACGGGGTCACTTTTGACGCTAATAGCAGTATCAAGAGTAACGTCTATGGCGTCGCGATCCAGGCAAGCTGTACCAAGTCGGTGATCACCCGCTGCGCGTTCCGGAATGCGCAGGGGGCCAACTATGGATCCGGCCTCACATATCTTGCGAGCGATCCGGCCATCACGCAGCACAAGATCGACAACTGTGAGTTTTATAATAACGCGGTCCATGGTTTGTATTCGATGGCAACGGATGCCCTCAGTGTAACCGACTGCCGGGCTCATGATAACGGTGTGCACGGCATTTATGTCGACAGCCAGGACCCGAATTTTGTTCTAAAGGTACGAAATCTGCAGGTTGTCTCAAACACGTGCTGGAACAATGTCTGTGGGATCATAGTCGGAAACTTCAATACGACGAACAACGGGGGCAATGTCATCTACGGCAACGCCAATCCGGATATTCTGGGCGCGGTGATCGCGTCTAATAATTGCTACTCCAACCGCAATTATGGGATTTATATTTCCGGCAAAAATATCCTCGTGAGCGGCAATCTTTGCGCCAATAACAGCTCAGTCTTTGCTGCAGGTGCAGGCATCCTTTGCGATACGGGTTATTGCAAGGTGTCAGGTAACATGATTACCGGCGCTTCAGCGTTTGGAATTGACTGCGGTGGCTCGATCTACACGGATGTGTCAGATAATTACGTTACTGGCGCGCTGGCGGGAATCAATATCGGTGGCGGCCAGAATTGTATGGCGCGCAATAATTTCTTGCAAGATTGTACGGGCGTCGGGATTTCAGTTCAAAACGTCGAATCGGATGGTGCTGGTGACGATTTCAATCTTGCCTGTAGTGATCTCACGATCTCTGGAAACTGGATCACTACCTCCGGCTTTGTCGTTGGTATCCTGATCCGTGATGCGCCGCAGAACATAGTGGTTACAGACAATATTATTCTGGGGGAGCCGGGTGCCTATCTGGCTGATGCGATTTCTGCTTATACCGATAGCATCGTCATCAAGCGCAACCTCTTGAATTATGTTTCGCGTTGGGCGGTCAATCCGACACTGATAAACGGTGTCTACACGTTAGTCGTGCCGGATATCGCCGATGCCGTAAGCGTCTCTCAGGCCA